ACATTATCTATTGTAACTTTTGGGAAATCTTTCACTAATGTTGTTTTCTTTTCTTCAACAGGACCCATATAATCCAAAACACCTTCTAATTTTTTTAAAAATTTCTCATCATCTTTTGGATAATAAATATCATCTTTTATCGTCAACATATCGAAAAAATCAACAAGTATTTTGAATGCTTCAGGTTTAATTAATTTATACAAATAATATAATTCTTGTATATTAGATACAATAACCGTTCCAGATCCTACAACTATCCTAGTATTTTTAGATGTATTAATAGCTTCATATAATGCAGTTACAGTTTCACTCTCATTCGATCGTCCATTCAATATATTATGAATTTCATCAATTACTATTAATGAATTATTAAGATCAGGTAGTTTATTCATTACTAATGTATAATTATAACTAACGAATGTCACATGCTGTAATAGATTCTCAGTATTCTTTCCACAAAAACTACAATATTGATTCAAAAAATTCTCTCTCAAACTTCCACTAGTAAGTACAATAACTTTCTTAGGTGTATCTGGATTTTCAAGCCATGCATCAATAATCATAGCATAACTACAAGATTTACCAAGCCCTAACGAATGCTGAATACATATTCCACGATATGGAGATTCTAAAAATCCATTCAATACTCTCAATTGATGTGGGAGTGGTTTGAATCCTTCCCTACGTTCATACGCTCTACATATATTTTTACCTAATAAGGATCTTCCTATTGATCCCGATGCAGTTACCCATTTATTAGTTTTGGGATTTTTTATCCATTTTTTATTATCAACTATTTTTTCTTCAAACGAAGCCATTTTATTATGTTTAATTGATTTATTTTTGTATAATAATATAATTTTAAAAATGAATACATATGCTGATTTGTATGATTGCTTGTTATCTATGAAAGATGATTCAATTAATGATTTTTTGAAAAATAACTGGAAAGGAAAAGATAAACAAGAGACACTATTTAGATTATTTTCATATTTAAAATTAATACAAGAATTTAATTCGTATGATATATGCGAAGGAAATTATAATAACGGCACTATTAAACCTAATACAGATAGAACTAAACTTTTTTATTCAAAATTGAAAGATTCTGGTGATAAATCTGATTGTACATTGATGAATCGTACTAATAATATTATTATAGCTACAACATCTAAAAATAAACAGAAATATTATATCAATGGGTTAGATATTGATAATATTCAGAATATTTTTTCACAAAAATATCAAACTAATTATAAATTAAAAATATGTATCATTGTTAGGGATAAAAACGAGCTGATTAATAAAATCTTGCGTTCTAAATCAACAAGCAAGAGAATTAGAGATGCTTTATTGGATAAAGAAACACTTATATTTGATTGGTCAGATTTAAATAAATGGTACAAAAGCTTCAAAAGTATTTATAAAAATAAGGCAATGAAAGATATCATTAATGATAGCAAAATTCCATTGGTACTACGTTTTCATCAAGAACTATCTGTTATTAATACTATAAAATTATCAAAAATATATAAAGAGATTTTATGGGGTCATGTTCCTCGAAGTGGTAAATCATATATCATGGCAGGTACAATATCATTAGATAATAATAATAATTACTTAATCATTACAACGGCCCCCAATGAATCGATAGAACAATATTTGAATATATTCAATACATATAGTCAATTTAGTTCGTATAATATTATTCATTTAGATACAAATAAAAAGCCATTATTAACTTCAAAAAATATTATTATATGTTCTAAACAATTTCTTCATACAAAAATAAACAATAAATCACAATTGAAATGGTTGAAAGATATTAAATTTTCAATGAGATTTATCGATGAATCTCATTATGGAGGGAGTACAGACTTGGCTCAACAATTACTAGCTATTTACGGTGTAGATTCTACATCTATTTATATATCAGCAACATATATGAAGCCTTCTAATACTTATGGCATTGTAAGAGATGCATGGATTATGTGGGATATTGAGGATGTTCAATGTTGTAAAACTATCAATAATTCAAAATCAATAGAAAAACTTATTCAGAAGCATGGGAATAGTATCAGCAGATATGATAAAAATAAAATAATTGATGAGTATTCAATTTATCCAGATTTACATTTGATAACATGGGATTTTAACCCTGATGTTAAATATGATATTATTAGCGAATTTAATGACGGTATTGAAGGATTTTCAACAGATTCTATATTTTTATTAAAAACTAAAGATAATATACCTATTCCTTTATTTCAAAATGATGATAAATTAGTTAAACTATTTAATGCTATATTTGGAAAAAGAATAAATAGAGGAAAATTTTCCTATAGTGATACTAATAGCATTATTGGCAGAATCGAGAATATTACTAAAAATGGAAATATAAACTCAAGATGGTTCTCTGAAGAAGAGCCATTGAGTATATTATGCTTTTTACCATGTGGGATTCAAGGTCTACCTATTGATATATTACAAACTGCATTAGAAGCTATTATTATTAAATACAATTTACTACCAAATTTTGAAGTTTTATCTATCAATAGTAAACAAAATGAAACAAACATTGTCGATAGTATTAATAAAAAAATGTCTTATGTAAAAAATCAGCACAAAAAAGGACTCCTTATATTAAGTGGGAGAATGTGTTCGTTAGCAGTATCACTCAATCATTGTGATATTGTGTTAATGTTAAATAATACAGAGAATATGGATACATATTTTCAAATGATGTTTAGATCTATGACTGAAGCTCCAAATAAAAAATGCGGATTTGTAGTTGATCTCAATCTCCAAAGAGTAGCAAGTGTTATATGTGAGTATGCAATTAAATTCATTAATAAACCTATTAAGGAAAGTATTAAAATTATGTTAGAACAAAGACTGATACATTTCAATAGTGATGAATGGATGAAAGATATTTTTAGCATTACTAAATTAAATAGAAATAATATAATAAATAGAGTATATAATATTTATAGTTCAAATTCATCCAATACAATCGATAGCATATTAAAAAAATTAGAGATTAAAATTAAACTACTATCTGAAGACAAACTATTATTTAATAATTTATTTAACATTACTACAAACCAAAAAAAAATAAAAATTATCATAGACGATATTACGAAAGATGATGACATAGAAAAAGGTATAGAACGTAATGTGATTAGTGATAAAGATGTATCATCAACAAAATCTGAAAAGGAAAATTATGATGTTAATTTTATTAAAGATATATTAAGACATCTGATCCCATTAATGTGTCTTATCACTATTAATAACGATAAAGTAAATACATTTACAGAGATGTGTAAATGGATTAATACTCAAGATGAAGAAAAAAAGATACTTATAAATCAACTATCAACTTGGTGGGGAAAATCGTTAGCAAAATCTATAGATGTAATAAACATGTTTGATACATTATATAATAAATATCTAAAAAATGAAATAGAATTTAATAATGCTATAATGACACTGAAAGAATTATTTTGTATTTCTAAAAATAACGCAAATGAATTATCTAAAGTAATCGATAAATATTTAATTCCTCAAGAACTTGAAAAAAAGCAAAATGCAGAAGTAAGTACACCTTACTCACTACGAAATGATATGATTAGTAGTATACCAAAAGAATTTTGGAGTACACCTAAGAAGGTATTTGAACCATGTTCAGGTAAAGGAGGTTTCCTATTAGATATAATTCATTTATTTAAAGATGGATTGAAAGACTTATATCCAGATGAAAAAGAGAGATATAAAATTATAGTTGAACAGTGCCTTTATTGGGGCGATATTAATTCAACTAATATTTGGATATGTAAATTATTAATAGATCCTTTTGGTGATTATAACTTGAATTACAATGAAGGAAATACATTATTATTAAACATTAAAAATAAATGGAAGATTGATGGATTTGATTTAGTAATAGGAAATCCGCCTTATAATGATGCAAGTGGTAATAAAGGTGTTGGTCATACATTATGGACTCAATTTGTTGAAATAACATTAACAGATTGGTTAAACTATAGTGGATATATGGTATATGTACATCCGTCATTATGGAGACAAATTGATCACAAGTTACTAAAATTAATACAAAAATATAAATTATTATTCATGGAAATTCATAATGAAAAAGATGGAATGAAAGTATTCAGATGTAATACAAGATATGATTGGTATATCTTACATAAGATAGAATCTACTAATAAATATAAAACTATTATTATAGATGAGGAAAAAATTAGAAATGAAATTATATTGAATGAATGGAATTTTATTCCAAACTCTATGTTTACTATTATATCATCTCTTTTAGGTAAACCATCATGTTCCATTATCAATGAACGAAGTTCTTACGGCGGAGATAAAAAACATATGTCAAAAACAAAAACTGACGAATGTATATATCCTTGTGTTTATTCAATAAATAGGAAAAACGTTCCAACATTCATGTGGTCTTCATTAAATACTAATGGACATTTTAATATCCCAAAAGTGATATATGGATGTGGAGCTACAGGATATATCAGCGATCATGATGGTAATTATGGTATGACTCAATGGTGTTCTGGTATTGTGTGTGATCCATCAGAACATAATAAATTGATAGAAGTATTAAACAGTGAAAATTTTAAAAAAATAAAATTAGCATTAGCAGTAAGTAAATCAGAAATTAACACAAAGAACATGAGACTATTCAAAGACAAATGGTGGCACATGTCATTGATCTAAATAATTTAATATAGATGCTAAAAATATTTTATTTTTATTTTTACTTAATCCAATTCCCAATATCATGAATTTATTTGGAGCTTTTAATATAATACATTCATCGTATTGATCGTAAAATATGTCTCCAGATTTACAGTTAAATTTGTGAACATATTGGTCCATAATTGTTTTCTTGTATTCTTCCTCTGATTCAATACGTTTGAAATCAAATATACTATGATTATTTTTCAGAACTATTATATAAAACATTTTATTATAAAAATATATTATATTTAATATATTTATTTTATTACAATCACTGTGTTCAATTATATAAACTTTCGCAATGTTTGATAAGACATTTGACAACTGCTAAATGTCCATGTTTAGATGCCCATTTAAGTGCTCTATCATTGTGATGATGTATATCGGCTGCTCCATGCTTAATAAGACATTCAACAATATTTAAATAACCTCTCATAGATGCTACTATAAGTGCACATTTATTATCTGCATGAATATTTGCTCCATGTTTAATAAGACATTCGACAATGTCTAAATGACCATTTTTAGATGCCCATCGAAGTGCAAAATCATTATAAAGATGGATATCAGATCCATATATTACAGCTATATCAATAAAATCAACTAAAGGAATTAATGGACCATTTAGAATAACTTTATTTATTTTTATTTTATTTTCCATTACAACTATATGAGCATCTTCAGGAATTGTCACATACCCAACATATGCCATATTATCATATAATGTCATCCATTCAAAAAAATCTTTAATTTCACATACATATAGTGCGTCGACAGTATCAATATCATTCAATCCTATTTTCCACTGATATCCCCGATGTAGTAGATCTTGAGTTAGAACTTTAATATATTGTTTGAACATAGATAATTAATTAAATAAATATATTTATTTAATAATTCAATTATATATTTATTGAGTTAGATATTTAACAACCGCTGAATGTCCATTATTATATGCCCAGCGAAGTGCTTTATCATTCCGACCGACTTTGTCGGGTCTTGGCAAAGCCAGACCAGCATGAACATTAGCTCCGTGTACGATAAGACATTCCACGACATCTAAATGACCCCATTCAGATGCATATATTAATGCACTATCGTTCTCGGTGTGAATATCTGCTGCTACGCCAAGATTGGGCGTAGCCCTGTCGGCTCCACGTGATATAAGATATTTAACAACATCTAAATGTCCATTACTAGATGCCCAGCACAGCGAATCGTCATCATCTGAGTGAATATTAGCTCCGTATTCAATAAGACATTTTATAATATCTAAGTAACCATTACGAGATGCCCAATTTATAGGTTCTTGGCCGTCAACATGAATATCAGCATTATGTTTAATAGCTGTATCAATGAAATCAAGTAATGGAATTAATGGTTCATGTAATATGACTTTATTTACTTTAATTTTATCTTCCATTAGAACGGTTTGAGCATCTTCAGGAATTGTTACATATCCAACATATGCCATATTGGGATATAGTGTCATCCATTTGAAGAAATATTTAATTTCACATATATAAAGTGCATCTGGAGTGCATTCGTTATCTATATTGAATACCTCAAGTTCATTCAATCCAACTTTCCATTGATAATCATGATGTTTCAAATTGTTTGTGAGAATCTTAATATATTGTTTAGACATCCTGATAATTAAATAAATATATTATTTAATAATATTTCAATTATATAACACAATTCTTATTTTATTTGGAGATATTCTTTGAACTATTTTATATGCATCTCCGGGAACAGCAATGCCAGATCTACATGAACATCTATGACCTACTTTAGTAAGACCATTATCGTATACTTCTACAACGCCACAATGAATTACTGAATTATATTGATTATATTTCAAATTTTTTTTAGTTGTATAATTAGGAAGATATGCAGCAACATTAGATATACCATCTACATCATCATCATCTTGAGCTAATGCTAATTTTCCATTAGCTTTGAATGTTACAAAGTAACCATGCCTTGCTATATTTGAATGATTACCGTCTGACCATGTATAAGATTGATGAATTGTATTAGGAGATTTTGCAGGTAGGAAATAAATCAATATAGTAATAACTAATCCTATAATAACTAATCCCAACAAAACCGATATTATAATAATACCAGTTCTTAACTGTTTGTAGTCTTCATCCATTTTTAAAATGTCGATAAAAAAATATTAATTATTTTTAATAATTAATATGTTATATAATATTATAGGACGTTTTTATATGCTTGATACATTTTATAGAGAGAATCTCCATATTCATGTTCAATTAAAAATTTAATACTATTTTTGAAATTACTATCAAATACATCACCGTTGAAATATCCTTTTTTATTACAATGAGATGTCGATGTTTCAATCATATTCTTAATTCGTTTAACCGTATAAGTTCCATAATTCCCACCCATAGTTTCAATTACATTATAATGAGTAACTGAAGATGGGTCTCTCCATATCCTCCAAATCCATTCACTACATTTATTTAGGAATGACATATATTCAGCAAAATAATCTAATACAAGTTGTTGTTGATTGGGATGTGTAGCATATACTAATGACGCAATAGCTGTTTCTCGTTGATGATTCATTACAAACGTATCATCAGCAGATTTACAAAATAAGTAAGGCAAATCTTTACTTTCAGGAAATTCAATCATTAAATAACGATTGGCATAATTACGATATCCATTACGTGTCGCCATATCTCTCGTCTTAATAGCAGACAAACAAAACACTAAATGACATAAATCAGGATCATTGGCTCTCATACGAACTCTCCAATCATAAGCATCAGATGTAACTTTAATACATCGATTAATAACGGATTTATCAGAATTTGTGAATTCAAATAACATCACAAACTCTCCATTAGTCATTCTTGGATCTCTAGGAATAGAAGGATTTGGATAATACCCATTACGAAGGAAACTATTAACTTCTTTCAATGACATTTCTTCAGGTCGATTAATAGAACTTAATACAGGAGGATCATTAGTTGAAATTCCATCTTTCATAATATGGACACCCATATAAAAAAGTTTTGTTTCATTCTCTTTTAATTGGAAACGTGATCCCACTTGAAGTGATGGATGGATAATCATAAACGAATAAACACATTTTGTAGATTCATCATCAGGAAATAGATCGTCTAACGGCCCGTTCAATTCCTTATACAGTTGTGAAAATGTTGGCGATCCTCCCCAGTTAGCCTTATTTGTTTGAATTCGTTTATGCGATGAAATATAAACAGTGTTTGTCGATAAATGTTTCCATACACGCACAAGAGTTCCATCATGACCTCTAACCCACATACAACGATCGTCGAATACAGAAATATCTTGTCCGTCTAATGAATTAAATTTAAATGTATTATTAACTGGGACAATAGGTCGATTCATTGATAAACTAACTGTAATACTAGCTCCATAAGACTGACAAACAACTGAAGATGTATTAACATCAACAATAACCCCTTTCATCCATCCATATTTTTCTAAATCACACACTTGAGCATGATGAACTAAATAAAGTCCTTGCTCTTCAAGGGAATCACAGATTTCCCACTGGTCGTTATCATCAACATTAAGAACAGATGCAATTCGAGACTTGGTATTCATATTTAATAACTATAATAATTTACTTTTAATATAAATATTAATTAAATATTCAATTTAAGAATTCAATTATGAAACCATATTAAAGCTATACATTTCTTATATAAAATGAAGCCCTTACAGGATCGATATAGATGTACTAAATTAAAACTTGACAAAATTATAGTTCATCCAGATGAGCATGATATATCTTACATAATACAAGACGCAGTTAGAAGAACAAATGCTATTACTGAAAAAGCATATATACTTATTCGTCTATATCTCCTTCAGTTATATAACACTAAAACAAATTTACCGATTATTGATGAAGGTTTCGTAAAAATGGCATACAAAGCCATTGTTCAACCAACACGTGGACCAAATCCAAAAGGAGCCAATGCTGCTGTATTAGCAGAACTTCGACCACTCGCACAAAGTCTTTGGCCTATAGATGAAAATGGGTTAAAGTTATCATTTATATTGGGTTACAGTGCAACATCTACAGTTACAGCAATAGAGAACAATATAAAGGCTCATTTTACTGATCATGTTCGTCGCTTTGTAAATCAATCATTAAAACATCATTTTCAGACAGTGTACATATCTAATAAAAAACAAGCTAGGAAGGAATGGGAAGTTGTAAAACGAAATTTGTTATCAGCTGCAATTCCTCTGACCTGTGATATAAAATATCACGAATGGGTGAATACCTATCGTTCACTTATTCTTCCAAATCAAGTTGAAGAAGGATACGCTTATGATATTCACTTGAATCCTCAGAAATACATTCCATTCATGATAGCTATGAATATAGAATTGGAAAAGATTGGTATAAAGATGTTCCAATTTTGTCCTCTTCAAACTAGTTTGAAACCTCTTCATATCACCATTGATACTACTGCATTAGGATATTTGATGTTCGATGAACACGTGAAAGATGAATTAGGTCATCTTACCTCTGAAAAAAAGCACATGATTTGGTCAAAATTCTTTCATTTTCCTCGTAAATGCCGTATTAAGGGTTATGTATTTGATTACCTTATTCAGACCGATGGGTACGTAGTCGCACTTCAATTCCTTAATGAAAAGTATGTTGAAGCAGTTCAAACATCTAAGAGCAAACAAACACAAGCGAGAGCCTTAGCTAGAACTTTGACTTTGGAAGAAAAACTTAAACGAAAGCAAGAAAAAGCAGTTCTTGTAAATAAGCCTAAACCATCATTAGTTAAACAGAAGAAACCGGACGAATTTCATTATTTTGAAGATGTTGATCCGAAACTACTTGAGGGTAAGCATTTATTTATAGATCCGGGTAAACGTT